TTTTTTTATGCTATACTGAGACCATGAACACACCCAACTGGCAACACCACTCCAAGAAGGATCAAAAAAGAAAACTCAAACCTCAAGCATTGCGACAAGCAAAGGCTCGTCGTCAAGCACTCAAAAAGCGTCTCCAAAATGGGGGCGCTTCTTTTATGTCAATTTCTGTCTAAATACAAATAAAACTCCTAATGACCGTATCACAATATAGAAATCAGATTCAGAATAGGAATTTTTTGACTCCTGGTGGTTTTGAGTTTACCATTGAAAAGAATCCAAAGATAAATTTCTTTTGTCAAACTGCAAATATTCCTGAAATTTCTCTGAATACTGCAATTCAACCATCATATCTAAAAAATATTGATGTTCCTGGAGATCAATTACAATATTCTGATTTTACGATGTCATTTCTCGTAGATGAAGATTTTGAAAACTATATGGCTGTCCACAACTGGATGACTGGACTTGGA